AGCAAAGAGTTTCCGCCGCAGCGCCATCCATTTACAGGCGAGCCCATTCCTATGCCACAACCGCTGGGCATGAACTTGATCCCTGAAGATCAATGGTTCTTGCGCAGCGCTTACAACATGTTTACCCCTTTAAACGCGTTTCCCACACGCGTGCTGTCTGACAACCCAATTGACGTTGAGCTGCGTCGCTTGTATGGCCAAGGCTCTATGGAAACGTGGTGGTCTGACACCGCGTTTGGCCCTGAGCTTCCTAACCGTGTGCTGTCTCCGCAAGAACTCGATCGCCTGGAGGTGCTTGGCACTCAGGTCGTACGCATGACTGGCGACGAGGTGGATTCAGAAGGCAAGTTGCTGGCTGAAGAAATTCTTGACCTAATCACTAAAAACATCACCTACAAGGAAGCGCCAATCGGTGGCAACTCAGCCAACTTTGAACGTCCTTCTGAGGACTACCAGTCGGTGCGGTTGGCCAAAATCAAAGAAGTGTTCAACAGATATGTCAGAGAAGCAAAGCTGTTGTTGGAAGAGGAAAGCCCAGCGCTTAAAGCAGAGCTGACTGAAGCCAGGCAAAGACGGGCTGACAATGCTTACATAAAGGGCAGGACATCACTTGACATCCAGCGTGCTGCGCCTGCTGGAGCCCAAACCTTCATTGACGCTCTGAACTGACCATGCCCTACGCATACAACGTCTACACCGGCAATGGCAGCGCCACTCAGTACACCATTGGCTTCCCCTACATCAGGAAGGAGCACGTCAAGGTCTTCGTCAACTACGTCGACACCACCTTCACCTTTGCCAACGACACCACAGCGCAGCTGTCGTCGGCACCTGCCAACGGCGTACGGGTGGAGGTACGTCGAGTTACGCCCGCCGACAACGTCCTGGTCGACTACACCGACGGCTCAACGCTGACGGCTGCTGACCTAGACACCAACGCACTGCAGCAGCTCTACCTTGACCAAGAGCTAGACGATGCGCAAAAGCAGGTCGTCACGATTAGCAGCACCACTGGCTTGCCGACGCTTGGCAACCAGCGGCTAACCAACGTATCTGACCCGACAGGGGCGCAGGATGCGGCCACCAAGAACTACGTCGACACCAACTTCCAGCCAGTTGACGCTGAGCTGACTGAGCTAGCGACCATGTCGTCTGGCACTGCCAGTGCGTTGGCGGACCTGACTCAAACAGAAACACAGATTCTTGACGGGGCGACTGTCACCACAGCAGAGCTAAACACCCTTGATGGGATTACTGCGTCTACAGCAGAGCTCAACAAATTAGATGGCGTTACCGCTAACACGGCTGAGCTAAACAAGCTGGACGGCGTGACCGCCAGCACAGCTGAGATCAACATCCTCGATGGTGTTACGGCAACTGCTGCTGAGATCAACAAGCTTGATGGGGTTACTGCGTCCACGTCAGAGCTAAACACGCTTGATGGCGTGACTGCGACAGCTGCAGAAATTAACAAGCTGGATGGAGTCACTGCAACAACGGCAGAGCTGAACTTTGTCGATGGCGTTACTTCTGCAATCCAGAACCAGATTGATGGCAAGCAGCCTCTGGATTCTGAGTTGACAGAGCTGGCCACGATGCAGAGCGGTACGGCATCCGCCCTTGCTGATCTGACTCAGGCAGAAGTGCAGGTGCTCGATGGCGCCACGCTCAGCACTGCAGAGCTGAACAAGTTGGACGGCGTTACGTCTACCACTAACGAACTCAACATTCTTGATGGCGTCACTGCCACTACTACTGAGTTAAACGTCACTGATGGCTTAACTGCGTCTACAGCAGAGTTAAACCAGCTGGACGGCAAGACGATCAGCAGCACGCTGACACCTACCGGCACCAACGACATTCCAACCAGCTCAGCAGTCAACACGTTTGTGTCTGGCTTGCTCAACGCCCTGGGCGGCTTTGTCGCTATTCCAAACGAAACCAGCTTCCCGGCAACCAACCCTGACCCCAGCGACAACGCTGGCACGGTGGTGTCGATCGCCGATGCAGGCGGTGTTGTAGTCAACAGCAGCGGCGTAAGCGTGACTGGGCGCACCACTAACGGCTCCGTAGTCACAATTAACGGTTTCCCCAGCAGCCTGCAAAGCACCACGCTGGGCGCCGGCCTGGGCCTGCAGGTGCAAACCACCAGCACCCTTAACACTTACACCTATCACAAGCTCATTGCTAAAGAGGCTGACGTTAAACAGCTGAGCGATGACATCAATGACTTTCAATCCCGGTATCGCGTATCAGCTAACGCCCCGACTACTGACCTAGACGCTGGCGACCTGTGGTTTGACACGACTGCAGGCAAGATGAAGGTCTACGACGCCAACGACTCTGCATGGGAAGAAGTGCAGTCTGTCGGCAACTTCTTTATCAACACGCTGTCGTCGTCAAGCGGCACAGGCGGTGGGTCTGCCGCGTTCAACGGCAGCGCCTATCGGTTTACCCTTAGCAACGCTGGCGCCAACGCCCAGCAAATGCTGGTCAGCGTCAACGGTGTAATTCAAAAACCGAACAGCGGCACCAGCCAGCCGTCTGAAGGTTTTGCGATTGACACCAACGACATCATCTTTGCTGCTGCACCTGCATCTGGCGCGAGCCACTTTATTGTCACCATTGGCTCGACGGTCAACATTGGCCAGCCCAGCAACAACACGGTCGACACGTCAGAGCTAGTCGATGGTGCTGTCACTAACGCCAAGGTCAGCAGCAGTGCAGCCATTGCTCAAAGCAAGCTCAACTTGAGCATTACTAACGCAGAAGTAAATAATTCCGCAGCTATTTCTGGTACTAAAATTAGCCCGAATTTTGGCACTCAAAACATTGTAACGACTGGGTTGGCTGGCATCGGGACCACAAATCCATCCTCGGTTTTTCATATATCAGGAACTGACCAGGCGTATTCAGGCAATGTTGCAGTTGGCGCTATTGCAACAGTTTCTGATCCAGTAGGCAGAACAGTACAAGTTGTTGCTCCTGGCACTGTTGGCGAGGGCGGCATTGGAACTTCATCAAACCACGACTTTACGCTTTTTACAGGTAACACAGAAAAAGTACGGCTAAACCAATCTGGCAATCTCGGCATCGGCCTCACAAGCCCAACCCAAGCAAGATTAGTTGCTCAAACGGCATCTGGCATGTCGATTGCTGCTGTTAAAGACAATACTGGCGCATCAATGAGCTTCGGTGGTGTAACTCAACCTAGAGTATTGTTAGAAGCAGGTGCCAGTGCTTCTCAGTTTAAAATTTTTACCGCTGGTGGTAGTGCTTACAATTCTGCTAGTTGGTCAGAAAGGCTGCGGATTCACCCGGGTGGCATCGTGTCCATTCCGGTTGGCATTGAACTTGGCAGTGGTGTTGACGGCACTAGCGCAAACACTCTCGAAGACTACGAAGAAGGCACATTTATTCCATCAGTTACTGGCACTACACAAGGCACAGCAACTCTTGACGCCAATGTTGACCGTTTAGCCTACACAAAAATAGGCAGAGCAGTGCATATAACTGGAAGAATTAGAATTACTAGCGTAAGCGGTGTAAGTGGAGGAGTCATTATTGGCAATCTTCCGTTCCCGCATGTAGCCGGTTTAGCCGATCAAGCTGATTACGGAATGCTTCATGTTTACCTATACAAAACTGACTACCCATCAGACGCAATGGGACCAGTAATGATTGAATTAAGTCAATCAGGTTCTTCTAATGGCACCATTTATTACATTAGAGATGATGCAAACTGGCCAGTTCTACCGGCTAGTGCTTTTGATTCTGGCGATGTTCACATGCACATTAACGGCACTTACATAACCAGCTAAGCCCGCAACGGCTCAAAACTATGCCTAAACCTATTTCGTCCGGAGGGCGTTCTTAATGGCAATTACAAAGCGATTTGAATACAAAGAAGAAGTTTGGCCGAACCAAGCAATTGGCCTTCGGACCACAACTGTCGTTGAAGAAGATGGTGTTGTGCTGGCACGCAACCATCAACGAGACATGTTTAACCCTGGTGAAGACGTGACCGGCGCACCGCAGGAGGTGCAAGACATTGCAGCAGCCCTGTGGACGGCCGAGGTAATCTCTGCCTATCAGGCCAGCGTTGCTTCCTCTACCCCTGGTGAATGACCATGGCACTTACTCAAGTATCTAACGACGGCGCAGATCTTTCTGCAAAGGACGAATCTATTAACGGTGTAACCGTTGGCAAGGGTGCAGGTAACGTTGCGAGCAACACGGTTGTTGGCAACAACGCGCTGGATGCAAACACCACTGGCGCAGAGAATACAGCGATTGGCGATGAAGCACTAACTGACAATAACTCGGGAACTCAAAATACCGCCGTTGGTCACACCGCTTTAACAAACAACACAACTGGCACCCGAAATGTAGCTGTTGGCAATGGCGCTTTGGCTACGCAAACTAACTCCAGCTACAACACTGGGGTTGGATATGGAGCATTGTATTCCAACACAGGCACCCGAAACGCTGCATTAGGTTATGCCGCTTTGCTTAATAGCACGGCTAACGACAACGTTGCGGTCGGCACCAATGCGCTAACAAATGCCACCACTGGTTACAACAATGTCGCTGTTGGCTCGGGAGCCCTTGACGCAAATACTTCTGCTGCCAACAACACTGCGGTCGGCAAAGCCGCTTTAGGCTCAAACATTACTGGCACCCAGCTTGTAGCTGTTGGGGCACATGCGCTTGATGCAAATACAACTGCTAGTGCTAACACTGCTGTTGGATACGACGCTTTAACAGCAAACACAACTGGCGCTCAGAATACTGCTGTCGGCACTTTTGCTCTTGACGTAAACACCACTGCCGCTGAAAACACAGCCGTGGGCTACGAAAGCCTAAGTGCAAACACAACAGGCGTTGCCAATACAGCACTTGGCAGGAAAGCGCTTCTTACTAACACAACTGGAAACAGAAATGTGTCAGTAGGTGTTGACAGCATGTATTACAACAGCACTGGCAGCCATAACACTGCTGTTGGCTATTCTGCTTTAGAAAAAAATACTACAGGAGACAATAACGTTGCCTTTGGCTTTGAGGCTTTAGAAGAAATCACCACTGGTTCAGACAACGTTGCTATTGGTTCACGTGCTCTTGATAACCTTGGCACAGGCAACTACAACACTGCTGTTGGCTATGAAGCACTTACTGACCAAAGTGGAGGGACAAGCTACAACGTAGCAATCGGGTATCAGGCAGGCCAAAACGTTACCACTAGCGACAGTCATGTACTCATTGGCTACAGCGCGGGTGCAACACTTACAACGGGTTATCACAACACAGTGATTGGCAGAAATGCCATGCTGTACGCAACAACTGCTCATTCTTCAGTTGTTATTGGTAAAGAGGCTGGGGTATCAATAACCACAGGCTCTAACAACACGATCATGGGGCGTAATGCCGCCGAAGATCTAACCACTGGAGGGCAGAACGTTGTCATTGGCACCTTGGCTGGTGGTGATTTAACAACTCAGACTTACAACGTCTTTGTTGGATACGAAGCAGGAAGAAAAACAACATCTGACAACAACGTTGCGATTGGTGCTCTCGCACTCGATAACAACACCACCGGGACGCAGAATACTGCTATAGGCCGTAATGCGCTCACTGCAAGCACCACTGCAAGTCACAACTGCGCTATCGGCATGAACGCCCAAGCGGTCGTTACTACTGGCACTCGAAACGTTGGTGTTGGTAATTATACTCTCGATGCTTGCACGACTGGTAGCTTCAACACTGCTGTTGGATATGATGCTCTGACTGCTGTTACAACTGGTAATTACAACACTGGTGTTGGCGATAATTGTCTTAATAGTGTTACGACAGGCGTCGAAAATACTGCTATTGGGGAAGAAGCTGGTCATGGCATCACTTCTGGTATATACAACACATGCCTCGGTCATAACAGCGGTATAAGTATTACGACTGGTAGACACAACATAACTATTGGTCACTCTTGCAACGTTCACGCATCAGGTTCGTACGAACAAATTGTGATCGGAACAGATATTACTGGCCAAGGCAACGGTTACTTCACTTTTGGTCGTGGTAGCGTTGGCGTTGTTTACAACCAATTCAGTTCTAATGCGTCATGGACACGCAGCTCTGACGTTCGCCTAAAGAAAGACATCCAGACCAACACCGATCTTGGTCTTGATTTTATCAATGATCTACGCACTGTTACTTACAAGTGGAAGGCACCTTCCGAGCTTGATCCAAGCCTTTCTAAATACGATGCAAACAAGACCGAAGCCGCTTACACAAACAAGATGTATGGCTTCATTGCTCAGGAGGTCAAGCAAGCTCTAGACAATCACAACGTTACTGATTTCAATGGCTGGCACGTATCCGATCAAGACGATGCAATTCAAGGCATCAGCTACGAAATGTTTGTCATGCCGCTGGTAAAAGCAGTGCAAGAACTGTCGGCAGAAAATGCGGCACTTAAAGCTAGACTTGATGCCGCAGGCATCTGACCTCTACTTTTCGCAGAACAATGCCCGAA